AACTTATCTTCACAATTAATCGCTTCTTGTATTATTTGTTGACCTGCGGTTGTAGTATTATCTCCATAATCATTCCAATCCACACTAAAAGCATAAGATCTTAAAGCATCAAAAGTTGGTTGTTGGTAAAACGTATAATTAATTTGGGTTAGGGTACCAGGATTTATAGGAACTACATTTATTGTTATAATTGTATTAATAGCGGTAATTGGAATACTTTCTAAATCACCAAAATATAAGACACCATTTAATAAAATTGAAAAACTTTCAACGTTAGTTTTATAATCTAAAGCTAAACCACCTGTTGATGTATTATTTAGAGGATATGTAAAAGTAACCGTACCATTTGGTATTGTAATTAGATGTGGCGTAGTTGGGAAATTTATCAATGGGTCAAAGTTTGATAATATCCATCCGTGTTCTTTAATATTTGGAACAAGAAAATGTCCTCTTTGAAATGGATTTTGCAAACCTTGTTCATTTTGCCATTTAAATTTAAATCTATATTTTCCTTTTGTTGGTAGACCTTTATTAGGATCATCAGATAAAACTTGTTCCCCAAATTCATTGGTTATAATATAATTTAAATTCATTGGGACATTTACTAAAAATGTACCATCCGAATCAATAACTTTTCCACCTTCAATTAACGAATAAGATTCAAGAATTGGTCTACCAACTGTATCAAGATTAATGGTTTGTCTAATCGAAACTATTTCTCCGGGTCCTGCAACTAATTCACATAAATTTCCCGTATTATTTCTTGGTGAGCAACTAACTCTAACCGCATCATCGTTTGTAGTCGAAATTAATGACCCCATAAATACTGCTGTTGGTTGTATATTAATATTTAGACTTGCGGTCAAATCAAAGTCAGATCTAGTTATCCCTAATAAACAAATTTCAGGTTCACCCCATAATGGTGATACCTCAATAATTTTATTTAAACTAACAATTTGTGGTAACTCATTTAAATTTGTTGATTTTTTAAATCTAGACCCATCAACCTGTGAATCAACAGCAATACCAATATCTAATAAATCTTGTGGTGATAACGAAAAACAACCAATATCAGATAAATCAACGTCCATTAATATTGTTTGAGTACCTGTTGGTACTCCAAATATCATGTAATCACCACTTTCATTTGTTCTTACTGAGAATTTATAGTATTTATCGTATACCTCAACATATGATTGATCTGTAAGGATTTCTGTTTTTGATGGAAAATTTCCTGTTGCACTGTGTCCATTATATGATGGTTCTTTCGGTAATAGGTTATATCTATACCCATCTTCATTTATGTCAGAAATTGTTTTATAAGGGTATAATTCAGAAATTACTGGGTTTTCTAAATCTAAATCACTAATAGGAATAAAAACAGATACCCGAGCATTTGGGACCCCAAATCCATTATTAACAATAACTCTACCAACAACTACCCCATAATCGGAGCACATTCTATTATAGATTTCGCCTTGATTGATTTTTAAAGATAATATCTCTAAAAACTCAAAGTCCTGTTCTAATTGAATGTTGATAGTTTTTTCACTACCAGGAGTAGTTCGTATTCTATATGATTTTGGCATTAATTACTCTTTTTTGATAAATAGTTTATTTCCTATTTTCAAAAAATAATTCTTTTATTCAAAAAATAAATTATCAAGAGAAATTAATTGTTTTTAAATTAAGAACATTAACGGTAATGTCTTTGTTTGGATACCTAATTTGATATATTTGAGTTGGTTCTGCAAATATTGTATCGGCAATTAATTTAATCATTTTTGTTGATGGGTCTTCATACGCCTGTGAAGTTTGGGAAGATGAATATTGTCCCCCAACTTTATTATAAATGAATATTCCCGAAACAGAAATAATACCATTTTCACTCTGTATTAATCTTCTAATTTCAGAAATATAAACATTTTGACCTAACCCCCTAACAGTTGGGCTAAAATATTGTGTAACAATATTAATAATTTTAGCAACAACTGACCCTTGATTTTGACTTGAGTCTAAAACAACATCTACATCAACACTTAAATCTATTACATTAGCTGTCTCAACGGATATGTAATCGTTTATCATCCTATAATTTGATAGATAGTTTGCAACATTACTTTTAAGTGTGTTAGAAATAACTTCTGTTAGATTACCATTAGTGTCGTAGGATAACATTTTTATTTTTATTTTATTATTTTCTTCAACAATAGATACTTTACCCGGTGCACCGAATTGAGACGGCATAGTTCTTAATACCGACTCATAATCATTTATTGTAACCGCTCTGTTTTGTGCGGAAAAATTATAAGACACATATTGTCTTACTTCCTCAGTTGTTGGTGGATTAGCTCCCCCAATTGCTGCGGTAACATTATTAACTCTAAGTGAATTAACTACCGTTGAGTTAATTGATTCTGAGGGTCCGTTAACAAAAAACGAAACTGTTCCAATCTGTGTAATAATGTTAACACCTAAATTGGTTGATTGTCCTCCCCCAACACGATATTGTATAAATAATGTTGAATTTGGCTTTAATGTACTACCTAAAGCTAAATTATTAACATATTTGTTAAGATCAAATCCAACACCGTCTCTTGCAAATTCTCTCAATTGTTCATCAGCTGAAACATTTCCACCACCAAAAGTCATTTTAGTATAACCTTCTGGTGTATACTCACTAATAAATTTAGTATTTGTAACAATGTATTTACCAACTTTAATTCCAGGTTGATCTGATGGTTTTGTTGGGTCTTCAACAAAAACTCTGTCTTCCGCCAATGCCTTTACCTCATACCATCTATTTAATAACGACATAAATTCTTGTGTTTCCGGTGGAGAAGTATATTGTGTCCCGTCTTTAAGTAAGACACTGGTTATACCTAAAACATTTTTTTCAGGTAAAAATAATTCAAAAAATGGTTTTACATCATTTGGTGTAATAACTCTTTTAAAAACTTTTGTTATACCATTAACAATAACCTCTCTTTTTGTTATTGTGTAATTAGTAATATTATTATTTGCGTCAAAATTTGGAATTTTTAATCTGTTTGGTGATCCTTCGGCATTTGTTGGTGATGAAAAATCAATATCATATACTGTTTCAAATGGTTGTCCAGCTCCATTAACCTGAGACCCTCTTCTTAAAACTCCACAATATCTTAAATCTTCTCTATCTCCAAAAGCTGGAACTGTTATTGAAAAGTCTACTAATGCAACCGAAGGTCTTGATCCAGGTATTTTTAAACCATAAGTTTTGGCAATATTATAAATAGATGACTTTTGTTGTGCGTATTGTAATACAGTTTCTTGTATACTTCTATCAATCTGAAATTGTAAGTTATCAGTTACCGCAGCGTTTAAATCCAATAATACCGAAAATACTCCAGCATCATTAAAATTTTGTACTAAGTCGGGATAATAAGATCTTGTAAAGTTTATTAATTCAGTTCTTATTCCTGCGAAGTCTCTAGTTGTGTAAGATATTTTTTTATTTGCCATATACTATTAAATATTAATAATTAAAAAATCACTTGAGTTAAATGCATTATTAGTATTTTTGTAATCAATTCTAACTTTTGCGGTATGTTCTAACTGTGATATATTTGGTACCGTAAATTCTTTTTCCCCATATTGATTTACATATGTTCCTTGATTTTGGTCTTCTTTTGATGCATCTGTTATCTTAATGTTTGTTATTAAGATCCCTGGCATATATTTACTAACAGAATCCCTTATTTCATTTTCAATTTCACTAAATGTTGGTCCGTCTAAAGATTCAAAAAGATATTCGTATAATCTAGATCCAAAATCAGGTAAAAAATATCTTGTTCCCTTTTTACTTAATAATAAGTGTACAAGATTACTTCTTATTTCTTCATCACTATCATTAGAGGTATCTAAATATCTACCAACGAACGAATCCCTAAACGGGAAACTTAAACCATATGTTATTCCATTTGCCATATCTAATAAATATAAGGTTAAGAATTTTTGATTAAATAGATATAAAATAAAAAATCACGACTTTTGCCGTGATTTTTTTAAATAGTGATTTATTTTAAGATGAACAACCAAAACATTCAAACTCTGAACTATCCGGTTTTAATGGTAAACCTTCATTTACATGTTCAAATTTTGGTATTTCTGAGTTAAAATTTATTTTTTCTTTTTTACTTGTGTCCAACGCCAAATGTTTAGCCCCCGTTGAGATTGCCTTTGTTCTTACATAATAACAAAGGGTTTTTAAACCTTTTTCCCAAGAATGGAAATGTGATGAGGTAATTTTAGATAATGTAGGACTTGACATATAAATGTTCATTGATTGTGATTGATCAATAAATGGGGCTCTATCTGCCGCCATATTAATTAATTCTTTTTGTGATATCTCCCAAATTGTTTTGTATTTAGGTATTAAATGTTCAATTCTTTTAACTTTTTTATTATAATTTTTATCATCAGGATCTAAATAGTTATTAAAATTAATATTTTTAATTGATCCTTCATTCATAATAATTTCATTTTTTAAATCTTCAGACCATATCCCAATTTTTTCAAAATCAGTAATTAAGTATTTGTTTACAATCATTATTTCACCACCAACAACTCGTCGATTAAATAATGCCGAATGTGCGGGTTCTGTCATTTCAAATGAACCTGTAATCTTAGCTGAAGACGCTACAGGCATTTGTGCGGTAAATAATGAATTACATACACCATACTGTTTTACATCATCTTTTAATGTATTCCAATCCCAATATCCTGATAAATTATCATCAGTTAATCCCCACATGTCAAATTGAAATATTCTTTTCGACATTGGTGATCCTTTAAAGAATTTATATGGTTTATATTTATTTTTTTTACATAAATCATTGCTCTCGTATATTGCACCATAATATATCGTTTCAAAAATTTGTTTGTTTAATAATTTTGCCTCTTCTTCAGTAAAAATCAAATCAAGTAAATAAAAAACATCTGCCAAACCTTGTGTTCCAATAGCAATTGATCTTTGTTCTAACCCCCCTTTTAATCCTTTTTTAGTTGAGTAACTATTTATATCGATAACTTTGTTTAAAGTTCTCACAACTTTTCTAACTTCATTAAATAATAATTGAAAATCAAATTTATTTCCAATAATAAAGTTTTTAAGTACAATAGACGATAGGGTACAAATTGCAGTAGTTTCTTCATCCGTATACTGATATATCTCATTACAAAGATTAGATTGTTTAATTACTCCAATATTTTGATGATTAGTTTTTCTGTTTGCATTATCTTTGGAACATAGATAAGGAATTCCAGTTTCAATTTGTGATTCAATTATTTTAGACCATATATCTTGTGCCTTAACTTTCTTACCTAACCCTAAAGAAACAGCTTTATTATAATTTTCCTCATATTCATTACCAAATGATTCTTGTAATGGTTTAATCCCCGCTTTAATTATATCGTTAGGACATAACAAATACCAATCTTCATTATTTTTAACTGATCTCATAAAGTTGTCAGGAATCCAAAGTGCCGTAAATAAATCACGAGCTCTTAATTCTTCAGCACCAGTATTTTTTTTAATTTCCAATAAGTCTATAATATCTTTATGCCAAGGTTCCAAATAAATTGCTGCGGATCCAGGTCTACGACCTTGTTGGTTAAAAAACCTTAATGATTCGTTAACAATTTTTAAATACTTCAACAACCCACCAGAGTGTCCACCTGATGTAGATATTCTACTTTCCTTACTTCTAATGTTAGACATAGATAATCCAATTCCCGCAGCATCTGAAGAGTAAGTTGAAATATCGTTTAATGTGTCCAATAATCCTTGTCTTGAATCCGAATTATTATAATGTAAAACACAAGAAGCTAATTGAGGTACTTTTGTACCAGAATTAATCATTATTGGTGTTGCTTTAGAAATAAGTTGATTTGATAATGATTTATAATATTCAATTGCATCTTCAAAAGTATCTGTAACCCATAAGGCAACTCTCATATACATATGCTGTGGTCTTTCAATTACTTTTCCTTGTGGTGTTTTTAGTAAATACATCTCTTGTAATGATCTCCAAGCAAAATAGTCAAAATTATAATCGTTATTATGGTTTATAATTTCATCAATATTTTTTTCTCCGTATTTTTGAATTGTTTCCACTAACACGTCATTAATAATTCCATGTGAATGTAACTCTGACATTGTTTCTGAAAAACTTGGGTTAGTTTCTTTATGGTATGAAGAAATTGCAATTGAAGATGCTAATCTTGAGTAATCATGATGACTTCCAGTGTAAGACGCAGCTATCTCATAAATTAATTTATCTAATTCTTTTGTTGTTATATCACCTTCAGTTGGTACTGAAGTGATAACCTTGATAAAAATCTCATCTGAATTGACACTCAAACCTTTTGCGGATTTTTTAACACGATTGTAAATTTTTTGTGGGTTAAATGTTACATTATCCCCATCTCTTTTTATTATTTTAAGTGACATAGTATTTTTTTAATTTTTAAAAATCTTCTTCAAACGTAATTTTTTCATTTAATTTTGCTTTTTGATATTCCATTGTTCTTGACTCAAAGAAATTACCTTTTGTTTCAACAGCAATTTGTTCCATAAATTTAAATGGTTGGTCAACGTTAAATTCTTTATTACAACCAAATTTTACCAAAAGACCATCCACAACAAATTCCAAATATTGTTTCATTAAATTTGAGTTCATTCCAATCAATGAAACTGGTAAGGATTCGGTAATAAATTCTTTTTCAATCTCAAGTGCGGATAATAAAATTTCTTTAATTCTTTTTTCTGATGGTTTATTTTCACAATGGTTATTTAACAAATGAATTGCAAAATCACAATGTAGATTTTCATCTTTAAAAATTAGAGAATTAGCGTTACATAGTCCTTGCATAATTCCTCTTGACTTTAACCAAAAAATAGAACAGAATGAACCTGAAAAGAATATTCCTTCAACTGCCGCAAAAGCAATTAACCTTTCTTGGAAAGATGAATTATCAATCCAGTTTAATGCCCATTTTGCCTTCTTCTGTACCGCAGGTAGTCTATCAATCGCATTAAAACATTCGTCTTTTTCTTTAGTATCACTAATATAGGTATCAATCAATAACGAATACATCAATGAGTGAATGTTTTCCATTGCTAATTGGAATCCGTAAAAGAATTTTGCTTCAGGATATTGCACCTCACGATAAAAATTTTCCGCTAAGTTTTCATTAACAATACCATCAGATGCTGCAAAAAATGATAATAAATTTTTAACAAAGTATTTTTCATTATCCGTTAGTTTTTCCCAATCACGAATATCATTTGTTAAATCTACTTCTTCTGCCGTCCAAAATGCTGCTTGATGTTGTTTATAAAATTCCCATATGTCATTATGTTCAATTGGGAATATGACGAATCTTGAGGGGTTTTCAATTAATATTTTTTCCATTTTATTTAATTATTTTTTAATTGTTTTGTCTTTCTTGTCTTTTTTCTAACAATTCTATTACTCTTTGTCTTTGTCTTTCTTCTTGTTTTTCTTCTAAACCTAAGAAAGTCATAGAACTCTCGGTGTCAATGTCTAACATTGCATTATCAAATTTACAATTTTCAAATATTACACCGTCATCACCAACCCTTGATTTTGTAATTGCTATTGTCGCTAATTTCATCTCTTTCTGTTGAAGTGTTTTTGCTACCGTAATAATAACGTGACCAACTTGTGCTTTTTTAATTGATCCACCCATTTGATCAGTTGTTACAACCTCAGAAGAAATAGAACTTCTATTACCTTGTGTTGCAGTCCATCCAACTAAATCCATTTCGTGACACATTGCTTCAAATGCTCTCATTACAGACCCCTCACTCTTCCATTCATCACCTAAATTCCTATCAGG